CCCTCCCCAATAGCAGCCCAACCACCGCGACCAGGGTTCCCCAAACAACTTCCATCTGTGTAAATTTCGTACATACTTACTTATTGTCTTTCTTTTTTAACTCACGGTATTCAATAGCCTTCTTTGGGGTCTTGCATATTATGTCACCACAATGATCTCTATTTTGATAAACAGAGTTTATAGATGTAGTGAGTTCATGGCACGTCTTTAAATTCCACCGACCTAGCATGGGTTTTTCCACTTTTACAAAAAAGTCAAAAAGTCTTTTCAACATAATATTATTACTTTATAGTAATGGATCCCGACTTAGGCTATCTAATGAAGGTTGTCGAAGAACATAAATACAGATTGACCGATGGTGAGTATTTAGAAATATGTAACGCTCTTAAAAATGCTCATCACAAAATTAAAGGACGAAATCGAGAAAACTTTTTGAGGAGAATCAGGAAAAGATTGGTTTTCGGTTTTGGTCTAGCTATTTTATTACTTCGTAAAAAATAAACTACTTTATATTAATGAAACACACCACCGCGATTTTAATTTCTTTACTCGTAGGGACAGCATATTATCGTATGATGGAAAAATCAATTCCTACCGACAAAAATTGTAGTTTTATCGCCAGTCCTATGACCGATTTTTTAGCATTTGTATGGGGAGCGATTGTGATAGGCTATGGATACACCTACGATAATGAAATACTCACGGGATTGGGTGCATCAGTAATTGTCGAACACATTTGGCAACTCACACGGAAACCCATTATTTTTCATTCACCTTAGATGGAAACGGGGGCCTATCGGGTCTAAAAAAGTTATTATACGGACACCCCAAACATCTTGTATGACGAATTGCACATGAAAGTGTGTCGGCGTTCTTCATACATGGTTTTTTCTCAGCCTTTTTTCGTTGTCGATAGGTGCGTTTTCTTCCGATGGCGTATATCAGAATTGATGTTTGACCTATGGCCAACATATATAATCAATAGTGGTTAGTCTTTATCACATTTTAAGATACTTGAATATCTTAAAATTTGAAATTTGAAATTGATGGTTTTATACGAGCAATTTAGTTCGAGAACGCGAGGCCACCCATACCCGATTGGATGCGGAGGACGTTGTAGTTGGTCGCGAACATGTGCATGGAGGTCGCACCATTTTGCACCGCAACTGGGGTGACCGCAACCTGCGCGTTGTCGATGCGCGAGAAGTTGCAGGTACCAGTTGGCTGGTGCTCCTCTGGCTTGAGCGCGAAGGAGTACGAGTAGATACCGGGGCAGGGGGCGCCAGTGTGGTGCTGGTAGGCCTGGACCTGGTTGAAGTACTTACCCTTCTGCTCCTTGAAGCGGTCTTGGCCGTTGAGGACAAGCTTGAAGGTATCGAGGGGACCGGCGACCTCCTCCGAATAGATTTCGTTACCACCATCGGTGCCGAGCTTGAGGAGGGGGGAACCCTGCGCAGCTGGGGCAATGAACGCATTGGAAGTCGCGATGGTCTGGTCGGACTCAATAACGACGTTCGCGCTGTCAGAACGCGTGGTGAAGTTCCACAGGGAGCTCACCGCAGCTGGCTTGGAGAAGCACCACACGAGCTCCTTAACGGGGTGGTTGTAGGAGAGGCGGACCTGCTTGGTGGAATCGACGGTGTCGACACCAGTGTGCTGCACCTGCTCGATGAGGTACTCGTGGCCCTTCTGGGCGAAGCGACGACGCTCCTCGGTGTCGAGGTAGATGTAGTTCGCCCATACCTTGAAGACGTCGGTGTAGAGGTAGGTACCGAAGTCGGACGCAAGGTCGAAGTCGATGCGGACCTCGTGGTACTGGAGGGCGATGAGGGGGAGGTAGAGTCCTGGGTTGCGGTTGAAGAAGAAGATGAGGGGGAGGTAGACAGTCTTCGTGTCCGCCGCGGTGGTCATCTTACCCCACGCAAGCTTCTTAGACTCATCCAAGTAAAGCTCGGAGTACATGCGCCACCACTTCTGGTAGTGCTTGTCGATGCGCTGACCACCGATGGAAAGCTCAACGTTGTTGATCGCACGCTCCGCGACCCAGCACGCGACCTTGGAGTCGGCCGCCTTCGACTTGAGTTCGAGGTACATGTCACCGACGAGATCACCGTTGCGCGCAACGGTGACGGACACGCGGCCACCACCGGAGGCGGTACCGTTGACGGTCTGCTCGATGTTCTCCATCGCGAAGTTGGTGTGGCGCTTGTATTTCGCCTGGAAGAAGGTCACCTCAGGGTTACCGGTAAGGTAAACATCCTGGGCGCCGTACGCTACGAGTTGCATGAGACCACCGGCCATTTTGAGAGTTGTTGTACTATAGGCAGAGAAAATAATTCTGCGAAATTTCGCGATCCAATTTTTCTCAGTCAAGTTTAAATGTCGTCACAGCCTGAAGAAGAAATTGAAATCGAAGAAGGAGAAATTGTATCCGACACGGAAACCGAAGAGGAGGAAGATCTTTTCGAAGATCAGGGAATTGAAGAGGGAATTGACATGGCGGAATTTATGGGTTCTCTACTCGCTACCCCAGAAGGGGATACAGTATGTACAGCCCTAGTCAACATTGGTCTTCAACTACAGAACCAAAATAAAATACTCATAAAGATTTTGAGCAAGCTTCAAAATGCTTAAGGAATAAAGTATAGTAAATATAAATGGAAGAAACCCACTTCATCGACAAGGAACCTAATACTTATGAAGCTTTGGCGGAACTTCACAAGCAACAAATCCGTTCGATGAATATGGAACAAATTTATAGGACGGTTGATTCCTTGGAATTTCGATGGGACCTGAGGACGGGTGATTATAGGAACGCCCGTGAGTTGGGGTACAGACAGTACATTCATCCTGATAATTTCAGTATTGAGGGTAACCCCGAACCATCGAGGATAGACATACTCGCGATCAAAGATATCAAAAATCGACATCGAAGGTTTCTTTCCGATCTAAAGAACTATGTCCGGGAAACGAAGCTTCATAAGAAGGAATCCGATGATGTCGAAGTCCCCCTTATTAAAAGGGTTAATAATGTTTTCAAACAGGTAAATGATGGATATGAAAATATCCGAAGGCACTATACATCCTTTGAGCGTGTCGTCAACCCTACCGCGATACCCCAAATCACCACAAGTGCAGATCCTTCCACTATGGATGAAGATGAGATTGAGAGTGCCACCCCCTTCCAGAAATGTCTACTCTACACCCTTGACCAGACCTATAAGTCTGGGTACAGGAGATACAAGGGATACTGTTGTGAAGAAATTAAGACCATCGAGGGGTTTCGAACACGTGCATGGAACCCAAAGTTTACTATCGAGGACTTTGTACACTCCCTCGCACAGAAAGACGATGACTTCGATAACTGGAAGAACTTCACGAGTAGAGGTTCGATATTCAAGGATGTAATTGAAAATGTGTCAAAGTGTGTCGATCACCAATTTCCGCAGATCGAGAAGAGACGACACGTTTGGTCCTTCAGAAACGGTGTATTCGTTGGTAAACAGTATATCGCGGAAGATGTATACGATTGTCGGTTCTATCCCTACAAGAGTAAGGAGTTTATGTGCCTCGACCCCACCATTGTGGCGTGTAAGTACTTTGACCAGCAGTTTGACGACTTCCCGGACATCGAAAGGTGGCAGGACATCCCAACCCCCTACTTTGATAGTGTACTGAGGTACCAGAAATTTGAGGAGGAAGTTTGCAATTGGGCCTATGTCATGGGTGGTCGGCTCTGCTTCGATGTGAACGATATGGATTCGTGGCAGGTTATCCCATTCTTCAAGGGTATCGCGAGATCCGGAAAGTCCACCCTCATCACCAAGGTGTTCAAGAAGTTCTACGAGAGTGAAGACGTTGGGACCCTCTCGAACAACATCGAGAAGAAGTTTGGACTCTCGGCGATCAAGGACTCCTTCATGTTCATCGCCCCAGAGGTCAAAGGTGACCTAGCCCTAGAACAGGCGGAGTTCCAGTCCATCGTTTCGGGGGAAGATGTTTCCATCGCGGTGAAGAATAAGACTGCTATGTCTTTTGAATGGACTGTCCCAGGAGTACTGGGTGGTAACGAAGTTCCAAATTGGAAGGATAACTCTGGATCCGTTCTCCGCCGTATTTTACCTTGGAACTTCAGTAAACAGGTGCAGGACGCAGACCCCCAGTTGGACAAGAAGCTTGATAAGGAGTTGCCCATCATTTTATACAAGTGCGTCAAAGCGTATCTTGAATACTCGAGAAAGTACAACGACAAGGACATTTGGAATGTGGTACCTGCATACTTCAAGAAGATTCAGAAACAGGTGGCGATGGTTGCGAGTACCCTGACGAACTTCCTAGAGTCTACAAATGTCAACTTTGGTAAAGACCTATTCGTCCCACAGAAGGTGTTTATAGTGGTGTTCAATCAACATTGCCAAGCGAATAACCTTGGGAAACATAAATTTCACCAGGACTTCTATGCCGGTCCATTCAGTTCTAGGGAAATTGAAGTAAGGGATGAGGTTGTAACCTACAAGGGTAGGACCTACCCCAAGCAACCAATTATATATGGGTTAGATGTAATCTCCGAAGACGCCGTGGAGTTCTCAGATAACTTTTAAAAAAAAAATACTCACCAATAGTAATATGAGCCAACAGGCCAGGGAATTTATACGAAGTTCTGGTGTTGAGATCACACCAAGTAATTCTTCTTTCCCCCCTCGACTAGAAAGAAATATTGTAAACGATACCAAATATGGTGAATTTTCTGAATTTTTAAATAACGAAAACGAAATGAAAAATTTTTTGAATGAGGTGGGTGCGCCAGAAGTTGTACCCGTCACTCTGAGTAAGTTAAATTTAGGGATGTTTAATGCCACAGTAAACAGGAATTTTGGACCGGGGAATCGTGTAGATCTTAAAGCCATACTTATGCGACCACCAGTTGGTCGAACTCCCATTGGTGAAGGTCTTTATGTAGACACTGAAGACCTTCGCGGTGTGTACGGTCAATTTAAGACTGGTTTTTCTCACACAAAAAATTACGGACCAAAGGGAAATATAAACCTAAACTTTTCTACCGTCCAAATCAAATTGAAAATCTCTAATGACATGGAATCTAAGGGAGGCACCGTGAACATCTATAGAAACGGTAAGATTCGGTTTTCAGGGGGCTTCGTTGGAAGTGATATTTCCAATCAAGCTGAGCTTATTCGAAATTTCGTCGTAGGGAAGTATACAGAAAAACAATCATTCTTATACAATCCATTTGAGTACAACAATCTCAGTGGAACCTTTATGTTCAATGGTATATTCACGGATATGGTGAAAGTTGCGAGACTTCAAAATAAGTATGAAATATCCTACGTTTCCTACGAACCCGAGTTGGCTCCCTTCTTGTATATGACATTCAAGAATCATAAGTTCATTCTATCCAAATCTGGAAACATACAGATTTCGGGAGCCAAGAATCCCAAGGACATGATGGAGGCCTACAATGCAGGTGGGGAACTTATTCAGATTTTATATCGAAATAGTCTCATCAATGTGACAGGTGTATTTCCCAAAAAGGCTCAAAAGACGACGAAAATCACAATGCCCCGTGCTCGACCCACCAAAGCGACCAAACCACGTGGGCGTCAAGTCCGCGCCCTCGTGTTTATGATTGGTGCAAAAAAGTGTGTGAGTCTAAAAAAGGCTGAACTCCTAGACATGGCCAAAAAAATGGGTATCGTAGACATAACCAAAAAAACATCGAAGGTGGAGATATGTAAAAAGATTGAAGCCAAAAATAACAAAAAGAACGTCACATTTAAGAACAGTGGTAAAAATGTACGTCTCGCGGGTACGGGTTCTAAATTCCGCGTTGGTAAAAAAACGTGCATCGATTATCCCAAAAAGGAACTCATCCGTGTCGCGACTATCCTAAACATAGCCATAGACCCTAAAGAAACCAAAGTTTCTATATGTAAGAAGATTGAAAAGGCTCGGAATGAACTGGCTAAGCCAAAACCAAAACCAAAGCCAAAGTCCCCAAATAGCAACAATAATAACAATAATAACTTTGCGGCAAATTTAGAGCGGACTATGATTCAACAAAATGCTCTTAGGAAGAGACGACTCAATGATAACTCTATCCGAAAGGATCTCATCAAACTTTATGGGGACAAATGGATGAAGAGATATAAACCTTCCCTGAACCAGGATGTGAGAAATGTTAAGAAGGAAATAAACTCTATTTCAAAGGTTAACAAAAAGGGTGTCCCTTTCAAGAAGGATGTCGATGCCATCAAAAAGAACATGGTTTCTCAGTGGAAAATGCAGAGAAAGAGGGAACTCGAAAAGAAGTTTTACATGAACACCGCAAACGTTACAGGTATCGCCAATAATTTGAAAAGTTCATATCGTCGCGCGGTTGCAAACTACGCCATGAACCAAAAGAACCCCCCAACCAAAAAGAAGTTGGATGACTACAGAAAATATTGGTTAAAGTTTAGAGCTAATATGAATGTAAATAATGCACGAAAGAAGTGGAACACTGTCGCCAAAGCCGCCCGCGGAAGAACTTCTTTCCCGGCTGGAACTAGGGTTGAGAAAGTATAATCACGGTGTCCGGGTAAATGATGATACACGGACATGGGGGACCCGTACAAACTCCTGGATGGAGATGGCTAGGGAGGAATTTCTAGATGGCATAATCTACGTGGCAGCCGACTATATTAGAATTGGGAGAAACGGTAAAGAACATAAGAGCCTACTTGAAATAGAGTTTAACGACTATTACAGGAAGGATGATAATAGATTGATTATGTATATTCTGGACAATTATACCAGAATTGATAGCCCGAAGCACAAGAAGATGATCAGCACTTTATGCTCTTGTTTATAATCTTTTCAGGTTCCGCAGTTTGTTTGAGATGTATCGTGTGATAGGAAAAATCATACTTTGGGAACGTTCGTTTTATTAAATCTGAAAGCGTAAGGGCATCTATGAAGCGGGGCATCCCCGAACACACTGAATTTCGTTCAACTTGGAGAAACCTATCCTCCAATTGCACGAACTTTTTTAACTCCTGACCGGAAACCCCGTCCCCCTTCATCCGATTGTACATCTTCTTAGACATACCTTGGCTCAGATAGAAGTTTTTAGAAACATCCACCTCCTCCGACCTGACAGTCTTCTCGTAGATCATTGAAAACACAATTATACCCGCTATGATGTAGAACATCTTAAAGTATACTGATATTATTTATGGTCATTGTCCGCGGCCATATTCTTCATGATCCACAGCGCGAGTGTGGTGCTACCAAAGCCATACCCCCCCGGAAGCTGACGGTTGTCCCTTTTTTGGTTCTCTGGCTCTGGGCCCCAATGTTTGGGAAATTTACGTCGTCCGGGGGACCTTATCGGGGGCTTTATGGTCTCGGTGACCACGAGTTTTTCACTCTCGGTAGTGGGTCTGGGTCTATACACCATAAAAATACCGACTGATATAATTATTAAAATAGTGACAGTCACTACGACTAACATATTTTAGGTTCACATAATTTTCACTAGGTCATTAACCTTATTGATGATGTTGAACAACTTGTAGACGGAGTCCACGTCCCCTGGCTTCACAATCTCAAGTTCAATCTGATATGAGGCCTCCTCCTCCGAGTCCATATCGACGTTGTCCCCTGAAGAGATGGTCATATCGATGCTCAGGTTCTTGCGCACGAAAGAGTGGCGCACCTTGGTTCTTTTTCTATCCATCTCATACTCCCCAGAGGTGGGGATCTCCCGAGCGATGCACACCCTCACATCAAGGGGATCGCATTTGAAGTCCTCCTTGACGACACTGATCTTTTGGATCATTGTC